GCGAGATCAAGATCGACTGCCACTCCGCGGTCGTTGATGCGCTGGTCCAAATGCCAGATGGCCAGCTCAGGATGACCGGATCGGTAGTTCCAGGACGGCAGGCGCTGGTCGATGGCGCGCATGGCGATGATGTCTTGCCTGGAATACTCGAGGAACTCGGCCCACTGTTCGGGGTGTGTTTCACGCGTGGCCCTTCGCAAAATGCTGTTCTTGGGGCGCGGCTTGCAGAAGAGCTGGATCAGCTCGCGGCCGCGTTTGTCTTTGGCCTGGTCGGCATCAAGACCGACGATCTGCCCGATCTTATCCAGACTGCCGGGCAGGCCGTGCGACATGGCCTTGATCATCGTGTCCTGCCAGCGCTCGACGGGGATGTCGAGGCCCCAGACATGGCGCACCAGGGTGCGGTCAAACATGCTGTTGTGCGCCACGATCGTGACGGTAGGGGAGAGCATGAGCTCACGCAGCGGCGCAATGTCTTCGTACCATCCTGGCGCAGTGCAATCGACCACGGCCGGCTCGCGATCGTCGATGGCCCACTGGGCGACGGTGATCTCGGTGCTGGGGTGCGCAGCGTAGGCGTGGGTGCCGGCGCTCTTGAGGTCGCACTCGCTGAAGGTTTCGGTATCGAACCAGAGAATTGTCATGTCGTGCTTTCGTTCTTTTTGGTGAGGGCTTGTGATCTCCCCCGGGAACCCCCAGAGGCAAGCCCTCACCAAAAGACACCCGTTCCGAGACTTCCCTGAACGTGCTTGCGACCCTGCCAGGGTGACTCGGTGCACCGCCGCGCAAAAACTTAGCGGGAGCGGCGGGCACCTAAGCCTCGGCTGTTTAGCTGGTGGGTGAGTCCAACTGTGGAGGAATGCAGGGTCCCGCTTGCCTTATGCGAAGTCGTCGGCGCCGGCGCCTTCGGTGACTTCCTCGAACTCGTCGGCGTCGGCTGGGCGGCCGGCGCTGAACGAGTCGCCGTCAGCGTAGAACTGGATGCCACGCAGCTGGGCGTTCACGCGCTGGCCGTAGTTGTTGTCCTGCGCCCACAGCTCGATCGACGCGTTCACGTAGCAGCCAGGGTAGGGGCGGCCAGACTTGGCAGACAGCGGCGAGCGATCGCGGTCGATCACGGTCGGCGCGGCGTTCTCCTGGGCGGCAGCGCTCACGAAGAAGTTGCCGGGGAAACCGTCGTACTTGCTCTTGGTGTCGCCGTCGTGCAGCGCCAGCTTGTCCTGCTTGTCCAGGCCACGCACGATGGCGGCGGCCTTGTCGCGCCACTTCTCTTTGGCGATCGCGTCCTGGGCGGCGCGGATCTCAGCGATCTGTGGGTGGTCCGCAGGGATCAGCAGCGTGGCGCTGTAGCGGGGCTTGCCTTCGCCGGCCACGGTGGTGGGCTCGAACAGGTTAGGGAATGCCAGGCGCACGTTTTTCAGGAGGATGCGGCCGATGGGTTTGGATTGTGTAGACATGGAAAGGTCCTTTCAGGTTTGAAAAATTAAGCGAGATCGTCAGCGGTGGTCACGTCGGTGAAGTCATCAACGACCGGCGTGACCACCAGGGCCGGACGTGAATCGGATTCGGGCGCCACATGTGGCTTGCCTTCGTTTTGGGTGATGAGCGTCTGCAGCTTTGGCCACTGACGCGGGCCGATCGTGCCGGCCTTGGCCAACTTGTCGGCGGTGGTCGGGCTGATCAACTTGAAGTCGTACATGTCCTCGAGCTTGACGCGCATGGTCTTGAGGGTTTCCTCGGCGACTTTGGCGTCAGCCCACTGGCGTGCACCACGCTTGCCCTGCACCAGCTTGAAGCCGGACACCTTGTCGCCAGCCAGCAGGCGGCGCTCTGTCTCGGCGCGGATCGCCTTGCACCAGTCTTCGATCAGGTCGACCTTGGACAGGGCCGCGGCGAGCCAGGCTTCGTCCGCATGCTTGAGCGCCTCGGTGGTGGCGGTCTCAACGTCGGCAAACTCGTCGGGCGTGGCCGGCGTTGCACCCAGCGTGCTGACCGTGGCGGCCACCTCGTTGCGCAGGGCAGGGCAGGTGGCCTTGGCCTTGCAGAACTTGCAGGCCTTCTCAGCGGGGCGCAAAAACGTGGCCTCCCATTCGTTTCCAGCCATACCGCCCTGATCAGGCGAGAGGATGGCGCTGGCGGTGATGCACGAAGCCACCGCGCTGCGCGCAGTACTACGGCCCCAGGTCTCGAGCTCCTCGACGCTGCAGTCCCACTCGCTGGGCGCCGACTTGATGCGGGGCTGGCTGATGGCCATGCGCACGCGCTCGAAGTCAGCGACCAGGCCCTGGTAAGCCTGCAAGGCGCCAAGCCCGTAGAGGCTCATCTGCGGGTTCTTCTCGGCGTCGACCTCGACCCCACGGCCATACTTGAAGTCGACGACGATCAGCTCCTCGCCGCGGGCGATGATCACGTCGGCGGTGCCCCAGGCTGTGTGTTCTTCGACACCCAGGTATGTCGAATAGTTGACACGGATGTCGGCAAACACGACACCGTCGTCGCCCTTGAGATCGGTGCAGTAGTCGATGCAGACCTGGACGTGCACGGCCATCTCGTCATCCACCTCGTAGGTGTAGACGCTGGCGTCGGGCTCGCAGGGCTTGCCTCGGCTGTCCAGGTGGATCAGGCGGCCGATGTAGGCAGACGCGGGGCGGTCATCCTGCAGCGCCCAGGTCAGTACCTGGTGCGCAGCGGTGCCTTCAGCCGCGTATGCGTTGGTGTTGTCTGGCGCGCCGTCCTCGAGCACGATCTTGCCCGGGCAGAGCATGAGCGACTCGAACTTGCTGGCGGACCAGTAGCTGTGGGCGGGCTGAGACATTAGGCAGCCTCGAGCTCGGCGAGCTTGTCGTTGACGGCGGCCAGGGCCTCGCCCCACTTGTCGGCGGGCAGTTCCTTGAACGTCTTCACGCCCATGCTGGCGGCCACGGCAGCAGCTGCCTCACGGCTCTTGCCGGCCAGGGCGAAAACTGCTTTTTGCAGCACTGGATAGTCGACTGATTTCGAGGGCTCGCCTGAGGAGGCAGTCTGTGCAGCGGTCGCTTCCTGTGCGGAAGGTCCCGCAGCAGCGTTTCCCTCATTTGCACCACTTGCAGCGGCAGAGCTCGTGGTGGGGGATGTGTCCGAAGCGGGGGTCTTCGTCTCGGGCACAGCGGCCTTCTCCACAGTAGCGGGGGAAGTTGCAGCGGCCGCAGCCTTCTGTGCTTTTGGGGCAGGCTTGGTCTCCTGCACAGCCTCGGGCGCGGGGCCGCCGACCAGGGCGCTTTGGGAAATGTCGAGCAGCGCGGCGCGGGCGGCCTCGATCGACTTGAAGTTGAGAGTGATTGCAATCACGGTGCTGTCCTTTCGGGTTTAGCGGTTGAGAAAATAATATTGTAGCGGCTGCTACAGCTTTGGGGAAATTTTTTAGTTGGGGCGCCACACGAGCAGGTCCATCAGCAGCACGCCGATGGCAAAGGCGAGGAAGAGCACGCGGGAGGCGAGCTGGGCGGGGGTGTAGTTCATGGTGGGGGCCTTTCAGTCGTTAAGAAAACGGCGGCGAGCGTTGCGGCTCATGCTGGCGTAGTGGGTGCGGGTATTGCGGTCGCGCTCTTCCTGGGCGGCGATCGCCTGGTCGATGGTGGCGGCCAGCAGGCCGATCGCGGCTTCCTTTTGGAAGGAGGCACCACCCCAGCGCACGAAGACATCGGCGCCGTTGGTTTCGATCGTGCCGGGCAGGCCCTGGTAGCTGAATGAAAGCGTGGTCATTGGTAGATCTTTCCGTCGTCGCCGACATAGAGGTCAATTGAAGGGAAGGCCTTGCAGGCTTCGGTGAGCTGGTCGCCGATGGCGCCCAGGCCACGGTCCCAGAAGCCGGCGCCGTGGCCGTTGCGGGTCAGCCAGAAGTCGTGTCCGATCTGTGTGTCCTGCAGGCCCGAGGCTTTGAGCAAGGCCCGGTTTTGCAGGACGAAGGCGGTCACGTCGGCGCGCATTTTCTTGCGCGTCTCGGGTGCGATGGCTTCAACGCCGAGTACGTCGAGGGGTTGGTCATCGTCGCCGGTGCTGGACCACAGGGCGCAGTCCAGGTAGCCGAGCTCGACGTCAGAGATGTCGGTGGTGTTCACAGTGGCAACTCCAAGTTGTCGAGGCGTTTGATCTCTGCACGAGCGGCAGCGGCGGTGGGGAAGCTGTGGAAGTCGCCGATGGTCTTGATGTCACCGTTGATGTAGCGGCGCACGCTGTAGGCCTTGACGCCCGAGGGGTTCACTTCGCTGGTAACGAACAAGGTGCCGGCGTTGGTTTGGTAGGCGACCTCGGGCAGCTTGGTGCTGAAGAACTTCATGCTGTCGCGGTCGAACCAGTGGCCGTCCGGGTTGTGCTGTGCGTAGGCGGTGCGGACTTCGGTGAAGCGGATGGTTTTCACAATTTCTCCTGTTTGGTTGGCGATGGAGAAATTGTAGCAGATGCTAAAACACACCCGAAATAAAAACCCGACTAAAAAGCCGGGTCTTTACGCCACGAGCCCTGTGGCAAAGCGATCAGCGCAAGAGCAACACCAGGCCGATCACGCCGCAAAAGCACGCGGCACTGGTCATGTAAAACAGGATGCGCACCTTGTTGCGCAGGTCCGCGATCGGGTCGTCGTAGAGGCCGCCGTGCTCGACCAGGTAGGCAATCCGCTGCCTGATGTATTCGTCGCTCATCGCCGTGTCAATCCTATGAGTTTGATGATGAAGGGTTCGTCCACCCGGCCGGTGAGCTTTGCGTGCTCGTAGGCCAGGCTGACTAGATTCGCGTAAACGTCGGGACTTGGATTGTGATCGGCGTCACGAAGCGCAGCAGCGACGGCGCGCACGCACGCAGATAAGGCGGCATCGTCCACTTGACGGGTGTTGCCGGCGTGCTCCTGGTCGAGCCAGCCGATCGGCAAGCCGAGCTTGGCCTCCATGTCCCGGGCGACTTTCTCGCTGATCTCGCGTGACGGGTTCGGGCCCACGAGCTGGGCCACGTATGAGCCGTTGCTGTGGCCGAGCTTCTTGGCCAGCGACGTCGGCCCGCCCCACTGGGTCATCAGACCGCGCAGGTTTTCGCGCCGGGTTTCATAGACGGATTTCATGGCCGGGCAGGGTAGCAAGACTTAGCGGCTTGCTGCAATAGCTTTACAGCCTGCTAAACTCACGGCCATGAAAACCATCACTTCCATGAAGGCCTGGATGGCCGCCGCCACCGTCGACGAACAGGAAACCCTCGCCGAGCGCGTCGGGACCACGCGCGGCATGTTGTACCAATACGCCGGCGGGCACCGCACCGCGAGCGCCGAGCGCGCCGGCGCCATCGAGCGGGCCACCGCCGAGATGCACAAGGCCAGCAAGGGCCGACTGCCCAAGATCTACCGCACCGATCTGTCTGAGGCCTGCCTTCAGTGCGAGTACGCACAGAAGTGCCTCAAGGGCCAGGCGGTGGTGTCCGAGTTCCCCATCGTTGACGCCCGACAACTGGAGCTGACCTTATGAGCTGGTGGCAAGTCTTGATCCTGTGCTGGCTCTGCTACATGGCAGGCTTTGCCACCGCGGCGCTCATGGCCGCTGCGCGCGACGATGAACTGATCCGCGAGCACAACCGCGAGGCCCTGCGCTCGGCAGGGTTGAACGATGATTGAAGCGTTGGCCACCGGCATGCGCGTGATGCTGCCGAGTGGCAACATCGTGATCCTGGTGCGCCGCGAGCGCACCGAATGGATCTGTGAATACACCGAGCTCGCCCGTGCGCGCGGCGAGGTGGTCTTCACCGGCGTCTTCCTGCGCAAGTACGCGCGCCAGGTGTGACGTTTTACTTTCTGCTAAAGTCGAAACTGCCAACCAGTTAAACGTGTGCCCCTTGGTGGGGGCTGGGACCCGTACACGCGGGGAGGTTGGCGCTTCGCCCAGCCTCCACCAAGGTGCCTTTAGAAAGCGCCAAATGCCAACACCCACCGGAGGCCGCCCATGAATGCGGTCACCACCATCAAACCCCATCTGACTTCGATCGTCGCACCCGACGAAATGCGCAACCTGCCCGCCTGGCTCGTGTGGCGCTTCGAGTACCACGAGGGCGAAGACAAGCCCCGCAAAGTCCCGTATTACACGGGCGGACCCAAGCGCCACGGCAAGCAGGGCTCACCACAAGATCTTCAGCAACTGACCACGTTTGACGCTGCGCGCACAGCTGCAGCGCGTCGTGGTTTTGATGGCGTGGGCTTCGTGCCCATGCCCGAGTTCAACATCTGCGCGCTCGACTTTGACCACTGCGTCACCAACGGCCAGGTGCACCCCGACCTCGAGGCGATCGTCACTGGCACGTATGCCGAGTACAGCCCCAGCGGCACGGGCGTGCGCGCCTTCGTCAAGGGCCAGTACGGCAACAGCAAGGCCCGCGGCGAGCCCTACGGGTTCGAGGTGTTCAGCTCCAAGGGTTTCGTCACGGTCACGGGCAACCGCCTGGACATCGTCGACATCCTTGGCAACGAGAACACGATCGCCGAGCTCGACGGTCCAGTGCGTGCCCTGTGCGCCAAGCGCTTTGCCCGCGAGCTCCCCGAGACCGGCGTCAGTGCCGGCGAGCCATTGGGTCTCACCCAGGCGCAGATCGACAAGTGCCTGAGCGTGATCGACGCCGACATCGGCCACGACGAGTGGCTCAGTGTGGGCATGGCGCTGCACCACGAGACCCAGGGCGAGGGCTTCGACCTGTGGAACGACTGGTCGGAGCTCGGCAGCAAGTACCCAGGGCGCGAGGTGCTGCTGCACCGGTGGTCATCCTTTGGCAAGACGCACGATCGCACCGTGACCGCGCGCAGCCTGGTGCACCTGGCCAACGAGCACGGCGCCGGCATCAACTTGAACGGCCCGGCGGCGCTCGAGGAATTTGACGATTTGGAGCCTGTCGACAATCCGACACCCGACGACAAGCCGATGCGCTTCCAGGTGCTCTCAGCTGACGAGTTCAGCAACCGGCCACCACCGACCTGGATCATCAAGCACGTACTACCCCAGGCCGAGCTCGTGGTGCTTTATGGTGCCAGCGGCGCCGGCAAGAGTTTTATGGCGCTCGACATGGCCGGCGCGATCGCTCGCGGCCTGCCCTGGCGGGGCAAGAAGGTCAAGCAAGGCAGGGTGGTGTACATCGCCGCCGAGGGCGCCGGGGGCTTTCGCAACCGCATGCAGGCCTACGCCACCCAGCACCAGGTCAACCTGGCCGAGCTCGACATCGGCGTGATCCACGCCGCACCCAACCTGATTCTGAAAGAGGACGCGCTCGACGTGGCCAAGGCCATCAAGGCCAGCGGTGGCGCCGACGTCGTCATCGTCGACACCTTTGCCCAGACCACACCAGGCGCGAACGAGAACGCCGGCGAGGACATGGGCAAGGCCCTGGCCCACTGCAAAGGCATTCACCGCGCCACGGGCGCTGTGGTCGTGCTGGTGCACCACGCGGGCAAGGACCCCACCAAGGGGGCCAGGGGCTGGTCAGGCCTGCGCGCTGCAGCCGACGCCGAGCTCGAGGTCGTTCGCGGCGCCACGGGGCGCGCGTTGCGTCTGACCAAGAGCAAGGACGGCGAGGACGAGCTTGAGTGGGGCTTCGACCTCGAGGTGGTGCAGATCGGCGTCGACGAGGATCTCGAGCCCATCACCAGCTGCGTGGTGATCGAGACGGCCATGCCAGTGATCGGCGCCGGTGCCGTGCGCAAGCTGGGTGTGGTCGAGAAGGTGGTCAACGATGTGATCCAAGAGTTCGCGGTCGCACAGACCGAGGGCATCGAGGTGGGCCCGGTGCTGGCCGAGGCGGTCAAACGCATGGAGCCGCCGACCGATGGCAAGCGGGACACTCGCAAGATGCGTGCTCGCAAGGCGCTCGAATCACTGTGCTCGGGCGACGATTCACCGTATTGGATTGCAGACGATGGCTGCATCGCGGTGTGCTGAACATGCAAAACATTACGCATTCACCGATGCAACACTGCAACACGACGTGCAACTTGCAATTTGTTGCAGTGTTGCGCAGCTTCAAAAAGTGCAATGCAACGCAACACCACCCTATAGGGGTGTTGCGGTGTTGCACTGAAGCGGGGGCAATTACATGCTGAATGAGCATTTGATTACGCGTTCAGCCCTGGAACACCGAGCACGCAACGAACGCGCAAAACTTTGCAAGAAAGGGCTGGTCATGCAGAAACTGGTCGCACTGAACGAAAACGGCAGGCGCATTGGCGAGAGCCACCCACGCGCCAAACTCCTGGACCACGAGGTCGATCAGGTCCTGGCACTGCTGGAGGCTGGGCTGAGCTACGCCGAGGTGGCGCTCAAGTTCGACGTCAGCAAGTCCTGCGTGGCGCACATCGCCACCGGCCGACGTCGTGGCCAGGCCGTCGAGCGCACCGTGCGCGTGTCCGTCAACCGATAGCACACAGCTAAATTCACACCATGAGCACCAAACCCTTCGACTGGAAACCCGCCTACCTGGCAGCACTGCGGCAAGTGCCGGTGATCAAGCACGCCTGCGAGGCGGCTGGCATCGACCGCACGACCGCCTGGCGAGCCCGTGAAGACGAGGAGTTCGCCAAGGCCGAGCAGGAGGCCATGGAGGAGGGCATCGACCGCGCCGAGGCCGAGGCCTTCCGCCGTGGCGTTGTGGGCTTTGAGGAGCCTGTGATCGACAAGGGGCGCCTGGCCTACCGCTATGAGCGCTATGAGGTCGAAGACATTGACGGCCACAAGGAAGAGAAATATCGGCTGATGCTGGACGAGCACGGCCAGCCGATCCCGCTCACCGTGCGTAAGCACAGCGACGCCATGCTGGGCTTGGTGCTCAAGGGCCGACGCAAGAAGGTCTACGCCGACCGCACCGAGCTCACGGGGCCCGAGGGTGCGCCGGTCGTGATCGACGAGACCGCCAAGGCTGCGCGTGTGGCGCAGCTGCTGGCGCTCGCCCAGCAACGCAAAGATTTTGAGGACCTTGCATGATCGCCGTCATCCTCGACGCCCTGCCCATGATCGCCGTGTCCGTGCTGCTGGGCCTGTGGATCGCGCACATCCTGGGCATGTGGGCCAGCCTCTTCAAGCGCGACGAATGACGCCGAGCCAAGCGCGTGACCTCGAGCGCTACCTGACCCCAGCCGAGCGGGAGGAGCTCAACGCCCTGATCGTGGCCGACCTGGCCGAGCACCGCTGGCGCCCGCTGCCAGGCCCGCAGACCATGGCCTACAACTCCCAGGCCGACGTGATCGGCTTCGGTGGCGCCGCCGGCGGGGGCAAGACCGACCTGGCCATCGGCATGGCCACGACGCAGCACCACCGCACGCAGATGTTTCGCCGTGAGGGCCCGCAGCTCAAGGGCATCATCGACCGCCTGGCCGAGATCCTGGGCAGCCGGCAAGACATCAACGGCAACCCGCCGGTGTACCGCGACGAC